AGACTGGGATGGTGGTTCGTTGCAGCCAGTCCCAATATTTCGGGTCGTCTGGGTGCTGCTCGTACACAACGGATTTATGGATCTCAATCAGGGCGTCAAATCTGCGCATCCAGGGGGCGTTCCCATAATTACTGATGCCCCAGACATCATAATCAGCGTCGAAGAATGGCGCGTTATCGCTGGTCAGTTCGTGCGCCCCGACTATGGCTAATTTGTGATTGATGCTGGCGTGCTTCATTACTCGAACCTCTCAAATCCGTACGCAATGCAGTTGAACGCATCAATGGCGGTTACATTATCGTTGATTACCTTTGTCCGTGAGATTGCCATTTACTTCATCAGCCCGTCATGGTGTAAGTAGCTGCCAGTGTGCCGGTCGGTGTGCCGTCGTTGTCGCTGCCACCCTGCGTGAATTTGATGAATTCCTTGCCACGCACGTCAAATACAACTGAACGGCTTATACTTGCGGTGGCGGTGTATTGATTGGATACTGCCACGCTCGTGCCTGTGGTGTTCGTCCATACCGATTCCTGATATTCTGTACCGCCGCTCGCCTGTAAGAAATGAGCCTGCACGAATATGCCGGTTTCATCTCCGTTCACATAGTCAAAAAACAAGGTGATAAAATCGTGTCCACTGACGTCTAGTTCTGCGCCAATCAGCGTTTGTGTAGTCTTTGCAATTGTTGTAGCGGTCTGTAAGGTGCCGCGTGCTGTCAAAGTCATAGTTATATCCCTTCAAGCCGTTTGATTTTGTCGGCCTTACTTCCACGAATAGCCAGCCCGTTCTCGATCAGGAGCGGCTCAAGTTCCTTGCCAGTCATGTCTGCATAATCTTTCGGTGTTGCAGTATCATGGACAGGCTCGGATATTACAATCGGCTCCGGTTGTGGTTTCACTTCCTGTACCGGCGCCTGTTCAATGATTAGTTCGATAACGTCATTCTTCAGCATCTCTTTTATCGCGCCAGGGTGGATGTCAGCAGGTACGGGCGCGCCGGTATTGAAACTCTTACCGAACCCTGCGTTGTATATAATTTTCTTCTTGAATTTGTACATTATTCCTCAATCGTCCAGCAGTTGCCTGGCTAGTTGCAGCGCGCCGTCAATCATGTAATTCTGTTTTTGCGACTCGGCCTGTTGTTCTTTCAATCCGTCAATGTAGCCGTGCAGCTTCTCGTTATTCAGCATGTCCTCATAACCATAGAGAGGTTGAACAAATAGCGCCTGTGTGCAGTTGATATTCAAGGCGATGCCACGTCCGGCGGCGAACCCTGTCCAGAAAGCGAACATTGGCTGCTGGCTGCGATACTCAGAACTGTTGCTCATCTCCACGCCATAAATGTCGATTGTCTTGTATCCCCGGTATACTGCCAGGGCGATAGCATAGGCGATTGAAGAATTCAACGGCTTTACGTCCTGGTTGTCAACCTTCATATCGGCTAACATCTTCAGAATCCCATCAAGCGGATACAGTTCACTGCCGGGTACCATAACATCTTCTTTTTGCATGTAGACAACTGGTTCAGTCGCCGCCTGTAACCACGTCCAATAATTCGCATCGTTTGGGTGGTTCATGTAGACGGCGGGCTTGTGTATCTCAATCACCGCATCACTGCGCTTCATCCAGGGGGCGTTCGCCCAATTGGATATTGCCCAGATGTCAAATGTCGTATCATCCCACGGTGCATTACTCCTGGTTCGTGGTTCTGCTCCGACAATTGCCAGTTTGTTATTCAAGACGTAGACCTTTCTAGGGGGGATTGCTCCCCCCTGTATAGTTAGGTTGCTGAAGCTGTGGTGCTGAACGGAAGGTAATAGATTGTCGAACCGACACGGATCTTGATTGATCCGGCAATGGCGCTAGGCGCGCCTAGTTCGATCATGTTACCATCGCCGACTGTGAATCCCTGGAAGTCGAACGCAACAGCGTCATCATCCACGTCAGCCGCGCCGGTTGCATTACCGCCGTTGTTGATGCGCAGGAAACTCAACAGGGTCGAGCCGCCTGGGTCGGACGTTGAAGCGTCAGACCAGATTTCGGCCTGCAACGCTGCCATAGTGACATTTGATGCCAGGGCTGTAGCTGGTATATGCAGCGTATTACGGCTGGCAATACCTTGCCCGGTGACGGTGCCGGATGTGCCGAAATTCAACGAGATGTGCGCGCCGTGTGCGTTGGCGGCGGCCACATCGCTGATGGTCGTGAAGGCGCGTAACGCTTCACCGCCGCCTGCGGCACCTGCGATATAAAGCCGCAGATATTCGCCCCGTGCGTCGCCACTGGTGGCGGTGGACTGTACTCGGAATTCTTTGAAATTCTTGTCAGCGGTTGCGGTGGTCGCCGGGCTTGCCGCCGAACCAGCGCCGAACAGAAGCGAGTTGCCATCTGCGCCGCCTTGACCACTTACAATAACTGGTCCAGAAAAATGTGTTGCTCCCATTGTATAACTCCTTTTACTCAGTACCCGCTTTGACGGGATTTAGGCGATGGTACGCCATTGACTCGATACTAAAAGCGAGTTGTTAGGGGGCGGGTTAGCGCCCCCTTGATTATTGTTTCTTAGGTGACTTCGTGGCCATAGATGAAGCGGGCATCGTCCCAGCCAAATGAATAGCGCATATAGGCCCGGTATTTCGCAACCAGGTTATAGTCGCTTGTCGGGTCCATTGCGAGTTCGGTGGCTACACGGTTGAACCATAACAGGTGCATAGTTGACGTTGCGCTGTCGATCATAAACCAGTTGTTCGCATCCGACAGGTAGGGGTCAACCACAACCGACAGACCTTTGCTGGTCAGGAAGTTGGCGTCATTGTCAGCGGTGCCAGGTTTGGCAAGCGCCTTGACGATCTCGTAGGCTGTCGCCTGCAATGCGGTCGGCACGTACAACACGTTGTACATACTTGGCATAGGCACGTCTTTGTCATCGTCCAGGTCATGCCCGGCAATGAGGGTGGCGACTACTGCGGCGTAGGAGAGGGCTGTAGAACCTGCGTTTGAATAGGTGCTGGTGGAAACTTTGTTCACCGGATGCGAGGCGCTGCACAGTGCAACACTATCGCCGCCCACGTAGGTGGCCGAGAAAGCGTTGTTGAACACGCTGGAGGCGTGGGTTGCTTTGGTCGAACCAAAAGCATAACCCAAAGACTGCGCACGCCGCCGGATGAGCCCTTGCTGGTCATCGTCCCACAGTTTACGCTCAACTGCGATACCTTTGGCGTACTCTTTGTGGGTGAAGGTCGTTTCGTACAGCGGGTTGAAATTGCCGTACTCAATGGCGCCGGGCTGCCCTTCGGCGGCTGCGCTGTTATATTCGGGGATCAAGCCAACTGCGCCGATACCTTGCGAGTATTCAACTGATTCAGTGGAGCTTTCCACGCCGAAAAACTGCATGGCGGGTGATACTGTGGCAGACATACGCTCGTACCATTCTTTACGAATGAGGGGGAGAATATGGCGAGGCCATTCTTTTGAATTCATTGGGGTTCCCATATCATGTCTCCTTATACGGCCTGTGTCATGTCGAAGTTGGTGACGACACAATCAACGGTGAGGCCGTCTGTGTCAGGCAGAACTCGATAAACGGATAAAAAGCCTCCTGTAACATCACCTTCATCGGCGCGTTGGTCGGAGTCAATATCCTGTAATCGACTTACAAATCCTGACTGTGCGGACATATCAGCGGTGGCGGTTCCGCGGATAACCATGCCGGGCGCAATCAGAGCAACGCGAACGGGGTCTGCTGCGGTGGCTGCGGTGTCGATAACTTCAGCCGCCAGACCGAGCATCGTGCCGGTGCCGTCAGTGCAATTATCAAGCTGGCCGCCGGTCATAAATAGGAGCGTGCCGACTTTGGTGAGAAGGCCGGTGGTCGCTTCCATAGTGACGATCTTGGGGACGCGATCTCCCCACAGATCATATACAAATTCCCAGGTATAGGTTGGAGCTGTCATAATTTATTTCACCTCATAAGCCCGTAGGCTAATCTTTGAATTTAGCGTAGTCCTCTGGTTTCATTCCTAGGTGCTTTGCAGCGTCCATTTCTTCGTTGGTGAGTTCCACGCTCTGCTGTCCAGTGCCGCCTTGCTTGCCTGCCCCGATGTCAATCGGTGCCGCCTTGCTGAGTAGCGCCTGGTTTGCTGCAATCCATTCGAGTTGATCTTCCGTTGACAGTTTGCCTGGTACAAGGGTGCGCTTACTTTCGGGGATCTGTTCAATCTGCGCTTCAAGGACTTTCTTTAGCGTTGCCTGTGCCGCCTCAAGTAAATCTACCTTCGGCTGCACCTCTGCGAGTTGTAACGCTCGTTCCTCTGCCAATTCCTTGAATTTACCTTGCTCCTTCAACTGCTTTTCGAGCCGTGACTGACTTTCCTTTTCCATTGCGGCTAATTTACCGGTTGCCTCTTTGTTGGCTTCACGCTCTTTATTCAGCGCCGATAACATGCCTGCCTGGGTCTCTTTGAAAATCTTTTGGGCCTCTGGCGATAACGCGCTCAGCGGGTCATCTCCGTTGGGGGGTGGCTCGGTGGGCTTCACGCCCGCTACTGGTTCAACTAGTGGGTCAACTACTGGATCTAATGTTGGGTCTGGCATCACGCCTGCTTTCTTCTGCATCACGCAGAAACAAAAAAGCCGCCTCTCTGCGTTTCCCCCTTTCGGGTTATCGCAAAAAAGCGGCTTGGGTTTACACTTCGGCCTTTATTCGATTGTCACGCTCCATAAAGCTGGTGCGTGTTCATACAAATACATTGTATCATAAATAGAACAATGGTGCAAGTATCTAAATCATTTCGCCCTCCGTGATTTACGATCACTGACCGGCAGCCCCAGATAGACCTCGATTGCTTGGCTCATTGCAATGAGAGCGGCGCGCAAGGCCATCAGGAGGATTGCCAATTTATCGACTTCGGTCATTGAGTGCCTTTAGTATCTTATTCGATAATCGCATCCACAAGGGGGCTTTCTTGCCGCGTCGGTAGTGTTGCGGGCAGGTGTCCCATGAATAAACTTTACCATTTCTTTTGCGTGACTTAGAATTATGACACACTCGACACTGGCCCGCTATTGGGTATGCCTCATCCCACGAGTATTGGCAATTTGAACATGTGTTAGTCATCATTCGCCTTTCACTGGTTCACCGTATAAAATCCACTAGCCTGCTCCGTGCCAATTGAGTATTTCTCTATATTATCTTCAATCACATCAAGGGGGTGTGGTAATTTCTCCCACCGTTCACCACCCCAACTATTTGTCTTTATCAACATTTCATAACCACTATCATGACGTTTGCGGATTGTAAGCGGAGTATAGCCTTTCTTGTGTAGCGTTATTCTCTCAGCCATTCTATTTATCCTGTTGTTTTGTTGCTTTGTTGTCTGGATTGCGAATAGCCCTTAGCAACTTATCTATATACTTTTTCATTTCTTCGGCAGTCGTTGGGTATTCCTCTTCGATTGTATAACCTTTTTTTGTCTTAGGCATAATAACTCCTTATTTGATAACCTTATATATATATCCAAGTTCTTTAGCTACCAGCGGCCACATTTCCTCATATTCATCTCTTTTGTCAAGCAGCCCCATTTTCATAAGTACATCTGAATAATTTTTGTTGATTGAGGTTGCTAAGTCACCAATCGGTACTTTTGTTTCATTTATCATGCTATAAGTCCCGTTGCGGCCAACTGCTCTTATTTCATGAAGGTTATTTCTATTCATAAACATTATATCATCAGCAGAGAAAGTTCTCCCTCCTGGATGATTATATGTTAATATTGCACCATTCATTTTAGGTATTTCTTCATCTGTGAAATATACTTTGTTTATGGTTCCGCCTTTTTCAAGAATGATATTACCGCTTTTATCAAACACAGTTGCAAACTCTTCCGAAAATCCAACGGTACCGGATTCGCGCTCAATAATATTGCCATAATCAATAACAGCAGTTGATGGTGTAGGCAGTGGCTTTATTGGCGCTTTGGTTGTTGGGGGGTTTGTATAGAATTGTATTGCATCATTTCCTATTGCACCTTTCAAACTCTGCTCGATCTTCTGCGCCCCGAATACGTCATCGGTATGATCGCCAACGAATGACGATAGCGGCGTTCCTGCATCATACGCGCGCCGCTTTGCCGGACTGCGTAGGAATGAAGCCTGCTGCGCCTGGCGTTCGGGTGGTAGGCTGGCGAACCAATCATCACCATTCTGGAACTTCACGAAGTTGCGCCCACCCGGGACGCTATCGGCCTGCATCGTGGCGGGGAATTCAGGACCGCCAGGGACCTGATAAAACTCAGAACAGCGACCTCTGAAATGATCATCAACCCGCTCGCCAACCGCAAGTTTCGTACCGTGGAGTGAGATACACGCCAGGCACGTATTTTCGGTTAGCGCTGATATGCGGATCTTCCCGACAATGTAATCACTGTTGACCACTTCCATCGCTGTACTTGCATCCCGGTAGCTGGTAATCTGTAGCGTCCTGGTCAGGTTCTCAGCGGCACTCACCGGCAAACTCTGCGCAGATAGCCGCACCTGTGAGGCGGTGAATTGCGGTCCCCAACCTTGTGAGATACCCTTGACGAAAGTGTCACGTGTCAGACCTGCGTAACCACTCCCCCACTTATCCATGCGGTTGATCCAGGCCGGACTTGCGACGTAATCGCCCACAGCATCCAGCGCCGATAGTGGGGGGACCGTCCAGGGTATACCGGCGGCGGCGGTCTGTGTCGTGTAGTATTTCATCGCCTGCGCTGATATTGGGTTGATCTTGCGAGCGACCAGCAGAGCGGATGAGCGCAAGAATACCTTAGCCGTGACCACAGGTATAGCGATTTTCTTGGCGGCATCCTGGATAATATTATCATTCGCCAGGATGAGCGATTGTGTCGTGTTGAACGTCGCTTCATACTCGTTCATGGTCTGCTCGAATTGCGGATTGGTGGCGGTCATGCGTTCGTCATTATCGGCCAGACGGGCGGCTTCCTCATCCAATAACTTGAGGCTGCGCTGCATTTGCGAGTTAGGCGCGTTGGAAATCGCCTTGACCTGCGCCAACATGCGCGCCGCGGTGGCTGCATAGGCCCGGTCGAGGGCGGCTTGTTCGGCGGCTGATATGGCTGCGCTCATCCGCCCACCTCGTAAACCGTCATCTTTACCCTGAAATAAAACTGCCTGCCGCATTGCGGGCACGGCGTAATACAGATATCCGGATATATTGAAAGCGAATGGAACTCCTCAAACTCATGACCGCAAACGCATTTACGCATGGGCGCCCACTCATCATCATTACTACCAACATTTACCAAGTGGGTAACGTCTTTATCTGCGCTCATTCTTGCACCGCTAATGCTGCGGCGATGCAGATTGCTCGCTGTTGGGTGTCTGCGCGCACCATATAATCAATAAATCCAAGATTGGCGCTTTCGCAACACCAAAATAAATAACCCGGCTGATCTTCTGTGTCAAATATAGATGTAATTGAAAATCCTTTTGTAATAACCTCATCAACCACCATCCAGGCGTCGTTCATGTCTGTGAGGGGACACCAGAGATTAGTATGTTGCTGAAATACCTTACTATTCATCCACGCTGGCTGCATAACCCCATAACCTATGTGTTGCAACACCCACCCCATAACATAAGTAGCAACCAATTCGGTCAATTCTTCATCGGATAACTTCTCAATCTCTTCACGGGTCATCAGTCTTTTATAACCTCAAGTGCTCGCGACCATTTTCGTTCGCTGTCTGCAAATTGCGTAACCTCGATGTAATGATAACCATCATTGGGCGGGAGAGTTTTCTTTACTCCACGAATGCAAAGCGCATCAATTCCATCATTCAACCATTCGTAATTATTCCAGTCATCGGTTGTTATTGGCTTTACTGTTCTCATCTCATTCCTTTCTACGCTGGCGGTACGAAACCGCCGCCGCCTGCTAATGCCTCGAATAATAATCCTTGCTGGTCCTTCGCCTTCTCGATAAC